TCTTGAGCTTATTGCCATGGGAATAACCGCGATAGGTAAGCCGAATCGCCGTCAGTTCCGCTCCGAGTGGGGAGTACCGGACAACACCAGCGAGCAACTCGAGGAGATAAATTACCGGCTCAGGCGAGCCAAGGTGGGCTATCAAGTCGAGGACGGAACTCTAATCCGGATCGATAGCCAGTTCGTACACGCCGAGGCAGTCAAGCCTGCCTTAACTTTACTCGGAAAGCAGGGCTTCGAAGGGCCGGAGCAGGAATTTCGCGAAGCTCATCGACATTATCGCGACGGGGAAAATCGCCAAGCGGTTGCAATGGCGGCGAATGCTTTAGAGAGCACACTTAAATCGGTGTTTGTACGTAAGAATTGGGACTTCAATAAAGGCGCAAGAATTTCTGACCTGCTAAAGGTGGCACGTGCTCATAATTTATGGCCGGATTATCTCGATCAATCATTTGATCAGCTCGTAGCAACGATCCAATCTGGTCTTCCAAAAATTAGGGATAACGATGCGTCCCATGGGCAAGGAGCCGTTCCGAAAGAGGTGCCTTCCTATATCGCCGCGTACGCCCTTCATTTAGCTGCCAGCAAAATTGTCCTGATCGTAGCTGCCAGCGGGGAGTAGCAGGCCGGCAGCTACATATGACCCAGGCGCTGTGCAGTGCGATTGCTCCCGATGCTGCACTTGCGATACGGCTACGAGGGAAAGCTCAACGTAAAACACAATAGCTAACGATCGCTAGGGCAATTTGCGATACCAGCGCGATACCAATCTACCGGGGCGACCCGACGAGGCGACCTGGACAAAGCCGTGGCGTTCATCCGGCTTTGCATTTAGCATTCCGTTGGATCGTCCTGCTGCGATAATTGGAATCTGATGAATAAGCCATTGGGATCAAAACCCACACCGGTCCTCTCAACCTTTCAGCGAGCAACTCTGCGATTGCGCCGGAGATTTCGGAACTTTTCTGACTTTTCCGAACTCTCGTCCTTAGCGTTTGGCTTTGTAGCGCTGACGTTTTTGGGCGCAAAAGGCGCGCTATCTCCTGACTTCGTGGCGAAGCTGAAAGTCGCACTTACTAACCCGATTGTATTGGGAATCCTGATTATTCTACTATCGCTAGTAGCCTCGGGAATCCTAACAATTCTATCCCGCCGGGTCTTTCTTCAGTCGGAAACGGTGCGTTATGGAAGTGTCGAATTTCAGGGGCCGCTTGAACCCAAAAAGCCGACTGGGATGGACTACTTTGCAAGCCTCGCGGTGGCGTCTCGCAGCGTTGCGGGAACGCTATTTAGCCGCTCGGGAGTATACTTGATTGTCGGGGTAATGACCGCCATTTTCGGGATTGTACTATTCTTCGTGACACGGAATTTTATGAGCCCACCAGGGATCGACCATACTGGTTCACAGGTAGAGTACGCTGTGTATCTGATGCAAAACGCTGGGGTTCTGATACTCTGTGAATTAATCGCCTTCTTCTTTCTACGGCAATCACGGTCGGTGTTGGACGAGTTTCGGCACTTTGATAATCTGGCACGTTACAGAGAAGAGATGTTCGCTCTTCTAATGTTTGCTAAAGAAGAGAACTCCGGCTTAACCGTTCAAGACATTTTAGAAAAAGGTCACTTCTTTTCGAGGGGGGACCGCTTGGGTTCGGGGGAAACTACCGAATTAGTTGAGTCTCGGAAACTTGAGAAGAGCGAGATTGATCTCCTGGCGAAAATTGCCGAGGTAATCGCTGCGTCTAAAAAGAGCTGATCAGTTCGTTCGCAATTCAGACGGATATTCGCTAGCCGTGGAGCCGTAAAGGAATTTGCTATCGGCATTGGTTACCCATCGCGGCTATTCAGCGTAAGGGGTAGCAATGGCTTGTACCGCCGGGCATCGCCAGCGACACCTAGACGGGACGAGGCGGGTCTGTGCTGGAAACAGGATTTGCTCACTATCGGACTGCCTTGCGATAGTCCGCGGCGGTGAGGCGCACGTGCTTTCGGGCACAGCGTGTGTGGGTTCGACCGGGCCTTGAACAATCGAGCAATATCAATGGGCTCGATTGTCTAACCCTACCAGATCAGGTCACGGCGTTCTGCGGCGTCCCGAGAGTGATGGCTAACCCTTGCGAAGCGAAACGGATGCCGTACTTCACCAGCATGGACCAAGCACCTGACCTCAACGACGCCGTCGCTCGCGTGAAAGCGTTTCTCGCTTCCTGGAACCCCGGTGACGTCATCGACGAGCAATCGGGCATGACCACGGATGACCTCGATACGATCCTCAGCTTCGTTGCCGACTTCCCCTCGAGTGACTGATCGAGAGGTATGGATCAAGGCCGGCGCGATCCTCGAAAAATGGGGTTCGATGACCGCGGATTACATCATCTCGCACTTGGCGGACTGTCTCGACGACGACACTGCTCTCGAGGACTGGCGCCGGGTCGCGGCAGCCGTTGACGATATCAAGGCAGCCAAGCCGCAGTAGCGCTCACCCGCTCGTTTCCGAATAGGCACCCGACCGGCGCAGTTGGCGGACGATCCCGTTGAAGGAGGCCGTCACGCTCTGGCTGCGCCCTATCTCGTTATCCTGTTGCGCACCTTCCCAGAACATCACGAGAGGCCAGCGCTCATGGCAGTGGGCCCATAGACACCGAAGCGCCAAGCGCACCGCCACGGTATCGACCCGGCCGTGCGACGTTTGCGCCAGCGTATCCCGCAGGATCTGGACCGCCAAGTCGACCGTGATTCGCGTTTGCCGGTGCATCCGTCTATGGAACGCAACGGGAACAAACTTGCAAGGATTCGATATGGCTGGGCGCTGCCGGCTCTGTACGAGCAATGATGAAGACGCGGTGGTCGAGCACGTCGCTGCGTATATGTGGGAGAGCCGAATGGAGCGGGTCGAGGATCGGACGCCATGGGAAGACGCGGGCGCGACGTGGAAGACGGCCTTCCGCGAGATGGCTGTTGCGGCACGGCAGGCGTTGACGTCGCCGTAAGCAGCAGGATCAGAACCAACCCCCAGCGACCAGCGCAGCCTGGAACGACATCGCATATCCAGCGACCTTCTCGGCGCGGTCGATCCCGTTGATGATGCGCCGCGCGGAGGTGAACTGGGGCAGTGTGGCGAGGCCCTTCGCGGGCAGGTAGCTGCTGAACTTCTTTCCGGTGAACCAGCCCTCGGTCATCCCGAGCACCATGATCTGCGCGGAGATCTCGGTCTCAAGCGCCCGGTCGTAGTTAGCGATCAACTCTCCCTTCAGTCCGAGCTCTTCGTCGGCTTTGGCGTAGTTGTAGTCCCAGGTCAGCTGGACATCCCCGCGCCCATAGGCGATCTGGCCGCTATGCTTGCCCGGCTTGCCGTATGGATAGCCGCGGCCACGGCCTATCTCCTGAACCGGCTGCATCTTCCGGCCGGTTTCCCAGAACGACGAACCCAGGCCATACGCGACGTGCGCGATCGGCGAGGCGTTCGCAGCGAACGCGGCAAGCTTGGCCTCGATGCCCTCGACCTGCGCAGTCGTCATCTTGCCAAACAGCGGGCGAATCGCCGCAAAGAATTTATCCGGAGACGCCAGCCCGTGCGCCGGACGCGCAGGAGCAGTCGCCGGCTTTGATGCCGTCGCCATATATATTCCTTTCGATGTGAGCCGATGTGATCTGCGGACAGTTGAGATCTTGCCGGCGATTCCTCCAATGATCCGGCCGGCCCGCCCTGAGCACCCCGAGGGGCGGGCCGTTAATCAGTCGATCTTGTCGAGCTTCCGCAGCGCCGCAGTTATCTCAGGCGGTACGACCGGCTTGCCGGGGAGCGCGGCTTCGAGGGCATCGATTGCGCTTTGCCCGCGCCGCTTGAAGAAGCTGATGATGCCCGCGCCGATCGCGCCCGTCATGCCCCCGGTGCCGAGGGCGGCGAACAGGTCAACCTGGTGCTCGACGATCCAGACCGCGGTGATGAGCATCGCAAGCCCGGTGACGATGCCGTCGAGGATCCAGCGCTTAGGACCAGGTGCGTCGAGAGTGATGAATAGCCGAACCATGAAGCAGGCGAGAAGCCCGACGAACATGGAGCCAGCGGGGAAGCTGTAGCCGAGAACGGACCAGATGACCGGAACCGTGACGCTCGGAACAGCAGCGATAGCCCCCTCCTTCATCACCGCAGCCCGACGGCAGCAGCCGCCATCAAGAGGCTGACGACCAGCACGAGGGCCGGTCTTCGTAGCTGGGGCCACCTCGACCACATATCGACGGGTAGCGGGGCCTTGCGCAGCTGGTGCTCGATCATCGGCTCGGCGAGGATGTGCAGCGCCATCCATACGAACCCGCAGGCGACGGAGAGCGGGTCAAGCCAGCGCTTCAGTTCCGATATGCGCTGAATCGTCGCCGCATCCCCGGAACTCCACGACCACAGGCTGATCGCCTCCGCACCGCCCCGGCTGGCGACCGCGCAGCCGGCGAGGAATACGATGGTCCGATAGACGGACACCGGGTCCGTGGGGTGGTCGATATTGCGCGCCGCCCATAGTCGTCGCCCCTGCTTACCTGCCATCATCAGCCCGAGGCACATGGCCGCAGTCATGACGAACAGGTTCCAGGTGAGCAGCCCTGGATTATCGGCGAGCGAGGGCGGGGCCAGCGCGGCCGTCGCGTTCATCGCATCGCCTATGTAGTTGCTCGCGGCTGTCGCAGTCATGCGTCATCCTTTCCCGCGACCGTGGAGGTCGCGATGCTGTTGGTGTCCATCGATGGGACTCCCGTTTTGGTTAATGGGTTAGAAGGAACCGAAATGGCTGCTATCGGGGCCGACGAATTTCATCACGCCGGAGAAAACCATGCACGCATTGATGATCGTGCTCGCCTTGAGCGCTGCAGGCTTGATGGGATTAAGGCTCTTCAAGGAGCGGAGGCGTGTCGCCCGTGGGCGCGCGACACGCCAGCGGCATGATGATGAGGCGACGCAGAACTTGAAAGCCGCCCAAGATCGTGCACGTCGTGACACCCTAAGTTGAGGTTTCACCGCTTTCAGGATCGGCGCGGCCCCTAGCCAGTTCGTGGAATTACATGCATGTTGCCGCGGTTGCGGACAGAGTGCAGCATCCAGAGGGGGATCTATGTACAGTCATGCAGCCGCGGACAAGCGGCCAAGCCGCATACAGGCCATTGAGTTACTTCGTATAATTGCGGCTTTCGGCATTGTTGCATATCATGCTCGCGCCCCGTTCCACGATGTTGCCTACTCCGGGCTTATCATTTTTCTTGTGTTGTCCCCGATGGTTGACCTCCAGCTGAACTGGGAAAAGCGCAGGCCTATAAGAAGCCTTGCCCGAAGCCTGCTCACGCCGTGGGCTTTTTGGATGGTGGTCTACGGGCTATTTAACTGCGTTCGGCACGAACCAATTTTACCTGACGGTTGGCCCAGCGTACTTAACGGAACCAGTGCACATCTATGGTTTTTGCCATTCATGTTTTGCGTGCTAGCCATCCTAAATAACGTAAAGCCGCATTTTCCCGAGGCGCTGTTCTGGATTTGCTTGGCGACGGTCGCGGCATTGCTTGTTTCGGCGTCGGTATGGCGGCCCGCATCGCTGACCTTGCCAGTTCCCCTCCCCCAATGGATACATGCCGTGACACCCGTTTTGGCCGGCATCGCACTAGGTTTGATGGGAAGGGTACGGAACGGCCGAATAGTGTCGCTAGTAGTACTCGGCGCGGGGCTCGTTGTAGCCGACCTTGCGGTCGTACCGGGGATAGGCGTCCCATATACGCTCGGAATAGTTTCAGTGGCGGCCGTTGCGGTTTACGGATCTCGGATGCTCCCGCCTCATTGGAGCGTACAGTCGATCGCATCTTGTATGATGGGCGTGTATCTGTGCCACGCCCTCGTTTTAAAGATTGTATCTGCGGTTACCGGAAAGGGGAATTACCTTACCGTACTGCTAACCTTCACCCTCGCCACGTGCGGCGTTTGGGTGGCTCGGCGGGCGTTTCCAATCAGTAAGCTCGTGTTAGGTTGACGCAAACCGGAGGCCGATGCGTACTCCGACCCGCGGGCTATGACGGCTGTTGCAATGATGGTGGTGATTATCGTGTCAGTGTGGGCTGGGAGTTAGGGGTGGATTACCGCCGCCGCCCGCAGAATTCTAGTTCGGGCTCGGTACTTCCGCCCTGCGTATGAGCCTCAGAATAGTCTGCTCCACGACCAAGTAAGCCGCCAGTCCCAACACCACGTTTCCGCAGATCACCAGCACGAACACCGCCGGCCCGCCCAGCGTGACCAGCCCCGTCGCTCCGGCGATCTTCAACAATAGTCCCTGGATCGGCAGGTGCGTCAGGTACAGCGTATAGGACGCATCGCCCAGCAAGTTCAGCGGCCGTGGCGAGGTGAGCCGCCCCACCGCCTCGATCGCCGTCAAGGCGGCCAGTAACAGCGCGAAGGCAATCCCGAACCACAGGATCGTTCCATAGCCACCAATCGCTAGATACCGGTCGGCCAGCCCTGCCGCCAGCATCGCGAATCCCACGCCCCCGACAGCGAGGCCGCTCCGCACCCCGAGCCGCCGTCGCAGTGCCCACGCGCCCATTCCCATGAAGAACAGCAGGTTGAGCTGTGCCGTATAGACTGCAATCGGCGTCCGGTTGAGGTCGGTCGGGCTCTGCCACGCCGCCACGCAGACGAGCGCCCACAGTGCCAGCACCGCAATCCCTGCGCGGCGGTGCAGAATCAGCACGCCGAACAGCGCATAGAAGGCGATTTCGTGGAACAGCGTCCACGCTACTGCCAGTGGCGGCGACGTCGCGTCGAACCGCACCAAGATCAGGCTCTGCAACCAGCGGATTAGCGTGTCCGGCAGGGTCGATGCCCCGCCGAAACCCGCGATCACCAGCACCGCAAAACCAGCCGTATAGAGCCAGTAGACCGGGAACAGTCGCGTAAACCGCTTGAAGGCATAGCGACCCAACCGGTTGGGACGGCCGACATCGCGGTGGTGCGCGTGCAGGATTATGAAGCCTGACAGGACGAAGAAGAACTCGACGCCCAGATTGCCGTGGCGGGTGACGGCCTCGAACACCGGCACGCCGCCATACCGGGCATCGCCCATCATCAGCGACAGGTGAAACAGCATGACCGCTAGCGCCGCTAGAGCACGGCCAGCTTGGACGACGGTCAATGACTGCGACTGTTTTTGATCGCTATGCATCAACCACCCCCATTCACCCGAAGACCCCTGCCTAGAAGAAGGTCATGAGGGGGACAACGAGGATGTGAGTCTTACCGCCTTTGAGCCCGCGAGGTAGCATGGTAGGTAATCCGCAAAGGGGATCGACCGTGCTCGCTTGGTTATTCTACGCACCACTGCAGTTCTACAGATGGGCGACCCACGCGCGGCCTCCCGAGCCGCTAGCCCAATATGCTCGCAACAATCACCCTAACGGCGGGTGATGTCACGATTGCGGGGAGGCCTGCCATCAAGACGACAAGCAGTGTCAAATGTGCTGGGCCAACACCCAACTTTGGTGATCGCGCGGCGTTAGGTCAGGTCCCATCCGTGGCAAACGACGCATTGCCGAGGCGAACAGTCGCGGTGCCGCCAGGGGCCACAAATATATCGACAGAGTACGTCACGCTTAGCGCATTAGGCTGAGCAATCAGCTTAGGCGTGCGCAGCCGCCCCGCCCATGCCGGGCCCGAGTAGGCCGAAGCCGTCGCTGAGGTATCTCCGACCCCGCCAGAGGTAGCCGTCGCAAGAACATTGCCGTTTCCGCCAGTAGCATCCCTTTCAGCTACCGAAAACCGGGCGCCCGTGAAGCTAGAGCCCGCGTCCACTTGCATATCAATGCTGCCGTGGAGGGTGGCACCCGGTGCATAGCGGCCGGAAATGTTCACCTGCTGAAATAGCCGCATAGCTTCCGGCACGGTGCCGCCATTGCTAACGACGATCTGGTTTGTGGACATGGTCTTGCCGTTCGCCAACGCCGTGGTGGCGACCGATGATACGCCGGTCACAGCCGAGCCCTGATTGCGTGCTACTGCCCAGCCGCCCGCGACGACACCCGTCGTACCCGTACCGACGAACCCGGTTGTGCCCAGCATCATCGGATTGACCAACAGGTTGCCGTTGGGGTTTAACGCTGCATCGAAGACAGTAGTTGGCGACCACATGCGCGGCTGGGCGGGCGCGATCCGGTTGATGGTCTCCGCGATCCGCATACCCGCGATGAATGCGCCAAGGAACGAAGGATGCAGCCCGTCGAATGTATAGGAGCCGACCCCAGCTGATGTGCCACCTGGCGGCAGGATGTCATAGTCGATCGTGAAGTCGGTCCAGAGGTCGAGCAAATCCACCGGATAGACGTTTGGCCGAAGCCCCGCCGCACCGAATAGCCACGTGTTGAACGCTGCCGCCCTGGCCCTGTACTGTGCAATCTGCGCTGTCGACGCGGCACCCCAAGAGGTGCCGAAGCGTGGAACAATCGGCATGCATATAACGACACACCGTGCTGCGGTGAGCAGATCGAGGATCGCGGTGTAGCTCGCCTTCATATCGGCGAGCGAAACGGACGACGCGAGGTCGTTGGTGCCGACATCCAGGAGGACAGTCTTCGCACCAGTGGCGATGGTTGCCGGCGTGCGAGAAAGCACACCCGCGATTGTGTCTCCGTTCAACCCATTGGCGAGGGCCCAATCAAAGGACAGCCTCTGGTTACTCAGCACCGTGGCCCAATAAAGGTGGCTGCGGTCGGAGATAACGGGGGATGTCGCGGTCCCCTGTACCATGTTAGCGACGAAGCTGTGCCCCAAAGCGGCAATGCGCAGGTCGGCCGGTTTTAGTTGAGGTCGCAGAGCCCTTTGCGCGATCCCCATTGCGCCATCATCGCCCATCGAATCAACCCTCCGCCATAGGAAGCGCGGTTGCGACGGTCTGGCCGGTCACGAACAACGCATTGGTAGGGCAATCCTGCCCCGAAAGAACGCGGGTCACGCCCGCGTAGAGTGGCCAGTAGAACCCATTGCCCGCCGCGCTCGCGATGTAGAGCCGCCCGTCGTTCGTCGGCGTGATCGCGAACACGCGCCGCTGCGGATTGGCGACGATCGCGGCTGTTGTCCCAGCCGCTTGAGCAGCCGACAGAGCAGCCACAGTCTTATCTGTGAAGGGAGTGCCCGGCGCGGACGCCGATGCCGCAACAGCAGCCAACAGCGCGAGGCGCTGTTCGGGATGTTCGGCATTGTACGGGGTAATGACGCCGTCCTCCGACTTAACCTTGCGGTCCTGAGGCATCAGCGCGCCATCCCTGATCGGGAGGGTCGTATCGGTCATAGCATATCTCCCAGGAGGATCGTGGAGGTGGGCAGGCTGGCGTCGAGGATCGTTCCCGGCGCGAGCAGGTCGGCGAAGGAGGTCGACATGGAGAGAAGGCCTGCCGCCGCAGCGTTCGCGCCGACGGTGGCAGCGATCGCGCCTTGTCCGGCAGCTTCGGTCTCCTCGATCGCCGCATCAGCCTGATCGAGCTTGTCATCGATCTCGGCGGAGCGTTCGCTGGTGAACTCGCCCAGGTCCGTGATCGCGTCGCCGACAGGCCCGGTCACGAGATCCGCGATCAGCGCCTCCGGCGTCGTGCCGAGCTCTTCGCTCAGCGAAGGCCCGCGCGCGCCGATCGGCGACACAATCAGCGTCTGCGTCGCGGGCTCCCACGTCAGCAGATCGGATGGCGGAGCGCCGGCACCCGTGCCCTGATCAGCCGCAGCCGCGGTGACGAGGACCGAGCCGCGAAAGAGAGGGGTCGGACCCTCGTCGAATACCTGCGCGACCTGCCAAGACGCACCGTCGAGGCCGACGAGCATGCTGACCGAACCGTCGAACACGAGGGTGCCCGTGTCGCCCTCGATGGCGATCGGAGCGTCGTAGACGACCTTGCCGCTGGCACGGTACGCAGCGAAGCGTAGCACGCGGCCGGTGAGATCGAGGAAGCCGCCCGCGCCGTTGCTGAACCTCACCCGGAGCAGATAGGGCGAGCCCTTTGGCCAGCGCAGCTGATAGTTGCCCGGATCGATGCCCAGAATCATTAGGCGAACTCCTCGAAGTAGATGTGGGTCATGCGGCCCACCACTGACCGAGCGACGAAGCGCGCGCCGCGGCAAGGCTCGGGAACACGAGGAACACCGTCTCCGCGAACACGGGCTTCGCGCTCGACATGCGGGAGAAGTCGAGCTTGCCGGGGCGTGCTGGGTCGTGCGGGGCGAGTGGAATTTCCACCGCCCCCGTGTCGGGATACCAGCTTCGGGCAGGCGATGACGGCGCGACGACGAAAGGCTTCAGATCGTCCGCCATAAGCGACGACCGGATGTTGATCGCGTACCCATCAACCGGGCGCACCGGCTCAAGAAGTTGCAGATCGTCGATGTCGGGCGTCGTCCACATGTTACCACCTATCCGCATAAACGCCGTCGAAGCACCACGATGCCGCGTCAGCTAAGACCGTGTTCACGTCGATCAGGTAATGGGTCGCCCACGGAGGCGCGGCGATCTGCGACGCTCCGTTGAAGGGCGTCACCAGTGTGTACCCGGTGCTCGACGGCGTGATGATAATCTCGCCTGGAGGTGAGAATCTCGCGATGACAGGATTGCGGTAAGCGTCGTACCCATCCAGCTTCGCGAAGCCGCCCCGAATGGCAAGCCGCTGGTCGTTTCCCGGCCGATCAGGCGCGGTTCGCACGCGAAAGCCAGCCGTGATTTTGTCGCCGTAACGGACCGGAACGCAGACCAAAGGGAAGGCGCCCACCGAGAACGAGCCGAACTGCTTGTCCACACGAAGGCAGGCCACGCCGTCAAACTGGTTCGCGGTCGCGCGAGTTAGTTGCAGGTTCGTCCCTGTGTAGCGCGACGTGATTGGTTGCGTATCCTCGCGCAGCCAGATGAGGTCTTCACCTAGCGGGCGCTCGAACTCCCCATCCGATAGCAGGCTGTAGAACGTATGCTGGCGAGCAGGGAAGCCACCGAACTCGAACGCGGGCTCGCAATTATGCATCTCGAAACGACCAACACCAGTTGCCCAGGTGGTCGGCGTTACCGCGTCAGGAGTGTTGATGTTGTTGGTGTTGTTCGTGATGACGTTTTCGAACTTCACCGAAGCGCCCGCACCGACGTTCACGAAGTGGGTCAGGTTACCAAGGTTCTGCTGCATCAGGAACCAGCCGCCGATCATGACGAACGATCCACTGCCCGATACGTCGATCGTCCCGTCTACCCAGTTCGAAGCTTCCGCGTGGACGCCGAACCATTGAGCCTTGCCGTCCACAATCTCCGCCAGCTTGTTCACATAATCGGCTGAAGGCGAAAAGGCGTAGAAACAGCCGGCAGGCCGCTTGTGACGAAGGAATGTACCGCCGTTGTAGTATGTGCCGCCAAATACGCTGATTCGCTCATCATTGTCTTCAGCTCCTTCCCCGACCCAATCGAAGCAGACGCCGAAGTTGAAGCTCTTGCAGTTGATGAACTCGTGGTTGTAGCCGCGCGACCCGAAGCGGAAAGAGACCGCGCAACCCGCAACGGTGACGCCGACAGTGCGAATGTGCGTGGCGATGCCTACAGCGCTACTCTCGTACAGGATGCCGACGCTGTTATTGCCCGATCCTTTGACGACGATCTGGCCTTCCATGCATCCGTTCTGGCCGAACCCGCTGCCGAACTCTGTGGCGCTGCCGGTCCAGTGGATGCAAACCCCATTCCACGACGTGAAATCGAGAAGGGCGTAACCGAACACGTTATGATAGGCGCGATCCATCGTGATCGTGCCTGTGCATTTGTACCGGCTACCAGGCGTAAAGATCAGGGTGCCCGGCCGACCGGTATTGATGATCGCCTGCAATGTCTTGCGAATGGCTATCGTGTCGTCGGCCACACCGTCGCCGACTGCCCCGAATTGCTCGGGTTGCAGCGGGGTGCCGCGTAGGACCTGCGACACAGGCAGCGGCACGGCGCCCTCGTCGTCGGGCAGCTGGTTGATGCCTCCGGCTTCCTGCCGCAGCCACTCTCCGTCGATATAGGAGAAGTTTCCGGCGACTTGCGTCTCATCGATCGTCGGCACCAAACGCGCCACCAAGCGATCCGGATCTGATGCTATGAGCGCGGCATAGGTGGTGTACGTGTTATCAGACGCGCCGGTCGGACCGCGCGTAAAGTCATTGATCTTGTCGAGAGCCTGCTGTGCCTTGCTGGCTAGTGAGGCGAGCAAATCAGCGCCATCAATCGTGATATCAATTCGCGTCTCACCAAAGGTGAGGGTGGCACCGTTGCGCATGCCGCTTGCGCCCGAGGGCTGTCGGTATCCGTAAGGTCGGTTCAACGGGGCGGAGTCAGCGCCGGTCACACCCGCTCCGATCGTGAACGCGCCAGCCATCAGGATGCGCTTGTCGCCGCCCAAAGTGCCCTGGAGGTCGTAGGCTAGACCAGTCGTGTCGCCGCGCTCGCCCGAATAGGGGAGGCCTTTGATAGTCGTCTCGTTGATCCTGATTTGCACGACACTTACGGGGAGGCCGTCAGCCGTCTCCACAGAAACGAGCTTCAGTCCCTGCGCTTGAGCGTTACTGACAGTGTTAAGGTCTACTAGCGGGAGACCCGGAGTGTCGCCCATCAGGCGGACCTGCATTCGCAAAGCTACGCCGGTAAGATCAAGCCCGCGGAACGTGATCACCCGAACGCAGGGCGTGTATCGGTCGGCCGCGATTGCGACCTGTGCAGCATAGGACATTCGGGTTCCGATCAGGGCTGTTGTTCGAGCGCGTTTAGGCGGTTGCCGTAGGCAGACAGGGTTTCACTCTGCGCTGCGATCGTCGCTTGCTGCTGTTCGATAAGCTCGGACTGCTCGTTGACCATCGTCACGACCTCGCCGACCGTTGGGTCATAGGCGATGCCGTCAAGATCCGCCGTCGATCGCAGTGCGGGTATGGGCGGCGCGATCACAGTCTGTCCCAGTGCGAACGCATGCTTGGTCGGCGTCTCACCGCGCAGCGTGAACTTCCACGCCATTCGGTCCGGCATCGGCAGCCGCTTGAGGATGACGCACGGCAACGCCGCGAGACCTTCCTCGGGCAGGTCGACGATCAGGAGATCGCCGGGACCGTAACGACGCAGGCGGGGCTTCACGACGAGCTCGATCTCGCCGAGCTCGCGGCGGTCAAGAAGTTCGTACGCGCAGAGCTGCGCCGACTGATCGCCCCACTGGACAAGGTTGTGCTGCCGCTCCGCGCGCTTAACCTCGCCGTCGACCGCGACATAGTTCGCGATCGAGACCGGCTTTTTGCTGGCGATGTATTCCCACTTGTGATCGCGCGAGCGATACTTCGGGATCAGCGTGTTGAGCCGCTCCTCCCAGCCCATGCCGGTGCAAACGACCGTCTCGTCGTCGGCCAAGTCGTCGCGGGTGATCGTGTCGAGCGCGATGCGTGGCGCGCTGATCTTCAACCCCAGCCGACCGCCACGGAAACATGGTTCCGCGCCGCCTGCCGCGAGGATGTCCTTCAGGTTCTGCCAGCGCGTCGATGTCGAGCCAGTCGCAGGTTCGAAGATAACGCCTCCAACCTTCCAGGCGTTCGCGTCGCAGACGTTCGCGAGATGCACGAAGTCCTCGACGATCACGCTATCGATCGGCAGGCCAATGCCGGCAACCTTTTGATACGTCGAGCCGGCGACGCGCGGATCGCGGTGCCAGGCTGCGAGGACGTAGCGCAGGCCCTGAAGGCCGGGGCACTGGTTGTAGGTCCACGTCGCGCGCGCCGCGTCATGTGCAGCGGTGTTCGACGGCGGTGCCCAACGATGCGCGCCCGCGCCACCCGCGACGGTCGAATCGAGACGCGGATCCCAGGAGCGCTGCCCGCGCCAGATCGCGCCCAGCTGCGGCGGACCGCTGGCGAAGACCTTGCCCTTCTTGTCGAACAGCAGCGACCACGCGATCGCGGCGTATCCCGACAGCCGGTAGTCTGCGCCCCAGCCCGGAGCGCCCGCCCAGTGCGGCGACAGCGCGGCGGGCTCAGGCATCGCGCCCAACTGCCGCGAGGCCCACAGGAAGCCCCCAGCATACCCTGAAGCAGCGCCGCCACCGGCGGGGACGCCGAGGCTGACGAACTCCGACTGACAATCGACCAGCCCCTCCACCGGACCGGCGCCGGAATAGATATCGACCATCAGGCCGTACGGGTTCTGCACCTTGTCGATCGTCGGACCGTAGCCGACCTGCTGGACGCGAGCGCCGCCATAGTAGGTCTCGCCGATGAGGTACGGCATCGGCTGGTCGGTGCCGATCGTGATCGAATTGACCGAGCCGCGGGCAGGGGGCGTCTTGGCGAGCGCGCCGGATGCGAGGCTCGCGACACCACCGACGACGGACGCGGCTGTGGCGATGGCTGAAAAGCTGCCAATGCCGGCGATACCGGCCGCACCCGCGTAGCCGGCGAGCCCGACGCCGAGACCGACGCCCGTAGCCGCCAGGGCCACGACACCGGCGACCAGTGCTACCTTGCGCGCGAAGCCGCTCATAGCCGCCATGCTCCGACGTACGGATCGGGACCGACCGGCACGACGTTCACCAGGCCGGCCGCGAGATGATCCTCGTGGTAGCCGATGATTTTACCGCCCGCGACGATGCCGATCCCGTCGAACTCGCCGTCGCCACCCGCCATGATCACGAGATCGCCGACCCACGCGGCGAGCGGCGCGATGCGCGGGAATAGGCTGTCGAGCAGCTGCTCGAGCGTTTCGTGGCCGAGAGCCTTCAACGCTGTCTTCGCGCCGCGCGGCGAGCGGAAGTCGGGGATCGCGGGCGGGCGGTGACCGAGGGCACGTGCCTGAGCGCGGGCAAGGTGGATGCATGTGCGACGGGTCGCCCAGTCGAACGGCCGGTTGCGAAACCGGGCGACGACCTTCTCGGTTGCCTCTACCCGCTGCGCGAGATCAAGCACCAGTGTTACTCGCGACGACGCCACGCGGCGGAGAGGCGACGCCCCACGCGAAGTTCACGCCGAGGCCGGTCGCGTTGTCAAAGCCACGTTCGCCAGGGAAGATCGACGAATGCGACGAGCTGGACAGGCAGATGCCCTCAACCTTTGCGAGCAAGCGCTGCGCGGTGCTCACCATGTCGGCTTCCAGGCTGCGGCTGCCCTTCTTGGACCGGAGCGTCGAGCGATCGAGGCGCCAGTCCGCCTGAAGGTCGGGTTCGCCGACGATCGCGCCGGTCATCCCGTCGATCTCTGCGATCCAGAACCTGAAGCGCGAACCTTGAAACGCAGGCTGCGACAGCGCGATCGCCGGGGCCAGTCCGTTCGGCAGCATCGTCAGCGTGCCGTTGGGGATGACGTCGCCGACACCTTCCTCCGATGGCTCGAAGCTCTCGATGGTGCCGAAGGTCGGATCCTCGCCGACATAGACGTCCCCGGCCCATTGGACGGTGCCGCCATCGCACAGCAGGATGGTGTGGCCAGGAAGCTCCGCCTTCATCAGGCCGGCGAGCAGTATGCGATCGATCATGCGGCCTCCGTGAGGGTGAAGGAAAGGGATGCGGTACGGTTGGTGGCGACAGGCCAGGCGAAGTCGTCGAGCAGCAGCCCCTCCACACGGGGCTGCGTGAGCTCGATGACGTCGCCAACATCGAGCGGCGCGCGGAGCATCGGCGTCACCGACAGCAGCGCGGTGCCGTCCGCGAGGAACTGCGCTTCCATGTCGACGCTATGAAGGTAGCGCCGGCCGGCATGGAGCACGGAAAGCCACTGCCCTTCGCGGATGACGCCTCCCGGTTGCCCGCCCGCAATCGGCAGCGAACGCCCGCCGACTGTCCGTGCAGCGACGACCGGCGCGCCGGACGCGCCGGGGCGGAAGTCGACCTGCGGAAAGCGCATGAACGCCCCCTCGGTCTTCGCCCGCTTGAGACGCGAGATCCAGATCCGCCCAGCAGGCTCCATGCGCATGGGCGGCAGAACGAAGTCGACGGCGTGGCGATTGCCCATGCGGTCGACGCGGAGCACCGACGCACCGGTCGAGGGCGCCAGGAACCCACCGAAATCGAGCAGGCGCGGCGTGTGCGAATAAGCCGCGAGCGCGGTCAGATCGATCACGAGAGCGTGTACCGTGCGCGCTGCGACTGCTTCTTCGCCACGGTCGTCATTCCTGCGCTGGCTACCGCACTGGACTCCGACCGGACAACCGGCCGGAAAAGGGCTCCCTCTTCCACCGCCACGTAGACCTGCGCCGGTTGCGAACGGCCGCGATCGTTGGCGGGAGTGACGTGGACGCGCTCGTCCGCACTCACCATCGCCCGCGGGATACCGTTGACCGACAACACATTGCGATCGATGCCGGGCACCGAGCCAACCTTGAAGTTTCCACCTGTCGCCAGCCCAGGGATCCCAAACCGACCCGCGAAACTATCGTAGCCGCCGAGGAACCCGGTGATGCCGCCATTTTCATGGCTGTCGTTTCCTCCGCTGAAGATTTTGCCGAGCTTCCCGAACAAGCCGCTCGCCCCGCCGGAGGAGCCCCCATCCGTGGCGCCGAATAGGCGGGTTGCGAGGGGTTTGATGATCATCTGCTGGACCGCGATGCGCGCGAGGTCCGCGATGATGCTGCTCGCCATATCGCCGAACACATCGCCGAGCGATTTGCTGCCGGTGATCGCTGCAGCCAAGCCATCGTTGAGGCTCTTCAAACCGTCGACGGCGACATTCTGATATGCCTCGTTCAGCTCGTCCGCGTTCTTTGGGAGGCTGTCGAGGTACTGGCCAAGCGGTCCGGCCGTGTCGCGCATCGTGCGCTGAGAGGCGAGCGCCTTCATCTGGGCAAGGACAGCCTGCCGATCCTTGGCGTCCTGCTTTTCCTGAGGCGTCGAGACCGAACTATCAATGATCGCCTGCTGCGCCATGTCAAGTTGCTGGAACTGAAGGTCGAGCAACTGAAGTTCGATCGCGCGGCGCTCCTTGCTGGTACGCGCTAGAGCGGCACTGGCGTCAAGCAGATCGGTCTGGTTCGCATTGATGCGCTCCTGATGATCCAATTCCTGCCTCGCCAGTTCCTCCTGGTCCCGGCGGTGGAGCAACCGGGATTTCAGCGTTGCCGTTTCCTCAACCATGCCGCTGAGTTGCTTCTTCTGCTCGTCGGTCATGTCCTTATCGATCGCGATTTCCGCCAGGCGCGAGGCCTTGTCCTGATCGAGGATCGCCTGTTCGGCATTAACCTTCGCGTCTTGCGTAGTAGCCAAGTCGGCAGTGCTGCGAAGCTGCTCGGCGCGCTCTCGATCAAGCTGGTCCTGAAACCGCTTCTCATCCCGAGTCGCCTTGTCTGCGATGCGCTTGGCTTCTGCCGCGGCCTTCTTGCGCTCGGCCTCCGCCTTGTTCGCCGCCGACGCGCCTTCGCTCGTGCCGACAGTCGGCAGGCTACCGGCACGCGGACCTGTTGGCTTGCGCGCCGTCCCCATCCTCGGGTGGGATGGTCGTCTGGACGAACTTCATGCCCTCTTCGAGAACCTTGATCCTATGGGCGTTCTCTAGGCCTCCCTGCTTCTCGACAACGCTTGCGGGGTTCTCGGGCGCCGCCCGCTGCTCCCCGCCAGCGCCGCTGATGTTGCCGCGAGCCTTACCGCCGAGCTTGCCGGGGTGCATCAGGAAGCCGCCTGACTTCATGTCGTTGGCGAAGAACTTGCCACCGAATGTTTCGAGCGCCTTCGCCATGCCGAGCGCTTCGCGGGCCAACGCGACCTGCGAGAGGCCGATGTAGCCATCATGGCTGAGATCCATGATGTGCGCGACGTTGTCCTGGTTCAGCTGATACGTCGTGCCGTCGATGTTCGTCCGGAAGACGAGACGATCGCCGTCACGGTGCGGGCGGGTGCGATCGGGGAGCAAGGGCCAGAGCCCGACGGCCTCGCCGCGAGCGTTGCGCTCGATCTCCTGATAGCCGTTGCCCCATAGCAGTGCGTGACCCTGCGTGGTCTTACGAAGGGTCCGCGACGACATGAAGTCGTTCGGACGCAGCCCCAGCCGCTGTGACATCGGATGTTCGTCAACCCGCGACCAGCCGCCCACGCCGTCCGGCTGGACAATGCTGACCGGGAAGTTAGCGATCGGGTTGGCGATCCGATTGACGCAGGCAAAGACAGTCGGCGAGTACAGGGCGTTGGTTTCCGACACGAACGTACCGGCCTTCGTCGATCCGCCACCGATCATCTTCAGAAACCAGCCGTCCGTTGCGCCGACGCTGGACGACGGCCCGTAACTGGCGGACGCTTCGATCCCTTCTGGTGCCGGCGCGGCGAACGCCCTGAGGGCGTTGGTCAGACGTCCCATCAGATCTCATCCATTTCAATTTCGAGGATTCCACGTTCTTCGTACACCGACGGCCCATCAGATGCCTGAGGGTTCCGGCTCATCAACATCACGGCGTTGAACGACGCGACGAGCGGATCGATCTTTGCCTTGCCGGCCGTTTGCTTTGTGATCAGCACCGCGTTGCCGCGTTGCTCGACCTTCGCATTTCCGGCGCACCAGGCCATCATCGCCTGCCCGGCGTGAGCGATGGTGCGATCCTTCAGCTTTCGCTCCATCGTCCAGACCGCCGGTGAGAGACGAAAACCCTGCGTCACGCCCGTCATCTGTTCGGCGGTAAGCCCCTGCCGGATGCACTCGGCCACGAGATCGGCGATGGCATGTGGATCAAGGCCAATGGCGCCGACGTCCGGCAACAGGCCGGCGTCGGCGACCTGAACTAGGATGGCGGCGAGCTCCTCCAGATCCTGCGTCGGTGACTCACACTTCACTAGCGTACCGGCAGCGACATAGTCGCCTAGCTTCGCGGCGATTTCCTTCCGGCTCTCCCAGACGTCGGGATGACCCCACGCCCGGTTCCATAGAAGCCACTTGCCGGTGTCCCGCTCGAGACCGACCAGAGCCAGCCCGAGCAGATCGTCCAGACCGCCGCCATCGATCCCCGCAACGATGACCTCGCAGCGCTCGATCATACTGGCGAGAGTTATGGTTTGGTCAGCCCCGCGGTCCCAATACTTGGCGCCGATCCAGCCGTCGGCACGAAGCCGCGTACCGATTTCCATGTTGAAGTGCTGCGAGGCGATCAGCAGAACCTGCTCGCCGCCATCGCGTAGTGCCTTCATGACCTCTCGTTCGAGGAACGGAATGTCCACGGACCGCCCGAGGTTCGGGTTCACCATGAACCAAGTCTTCGGGTCCTTCCACGCTTCCCGACCCTTGATGAGCATGTCGTCGGGGTACTCGTACAGGATCGGCAATAACGGCAGTTCCATATCACCGTCGCGGACCGCCCGCGCATTATCGAGTTCCGTCTTGAACACGCCTGAGGGCGCGTCCTTCGACTGAGTCGTCGTCTGGATCAGGAACCCGTCAGGCCGCTTGGCAAGGGCGCCGCGGAGCTCGACGAAGATATCAGCCGCGTTCGACTTCTTGGCGAAGACGTGTGTCTCGTCGATCAGCGTGCCGACCGGCTTGCCGCCAGTTACGACGTCCGTATCTGCCGCCTTGATCTGAAGCTGCGTGCCCATCGTGCGATGCGTGATCGTCCGAATGTGACGCTGGATCTGGAACAGCTTCTCCAATTCGGGGTCCGACTTGATCGTGTTGACCGCCTGCTTGAACGAGACGTTGGCGATCTGGATCGTCGGAGCGATGATGTTGAACTCGGCTTCCGGTCGCCTGTTGACGATGACTGCCGTGAGCATCAGCGCGCCGCCCGTGCTCGACTTCGAGTTCCCCTTGGGGATGAGCAGAAAGAGCTCCTGGATCATCCTGCGGTTCGTCTCGGCATCATATGAGCCGAGCAGCGCTTCCACGATCGGGAAGAACCAAGGCCCGCACGCATCCGCCATCGTCGGGCGCCCGATGACATCCGGGATACGCAGGCGCTTGAACACGCGGAGCGCCCGCGCCGCCTCGTCGGCGAACAGCGGAAGGGTGGGGACCAGCGTCCGCCCTTCCTTCAGTCGCGTTGCCCAGTCAGGGCAGGCAGTGTTCCACGGGTTCACGCAATCAATTCATCTTCGATGGAGGCGGCAGCAGATCGCTACCCCAGCCGGAGCCAGAACCTGCGCTGTGAGCCGCCAAAGTTGCTTCCTCCTTTTTGCCAAGACGCACTCGCGGAGCGGGTACGTCATCATCGTCGATATCGTTGCGGTCACCGTGCAGACCGAAGCGGGCCGCGTCGACACGATCGATGACCTTGCCGATTTCCTTCAGCGCCGCGACGTTGCCGGCTTTCGCCTGGTCCCAGAGGAGCGAGAGGTGACCGGCCTTGACCCGGTCGAGCGCTCCGTCGCGCACGCGCAGCTGTAGGGAATAATGCTTCCGCATTGTCTTCACGGTGATCTGAAGCGCTGCAGCAATCCGCTGCTGCGTCCAACCGACTGCAAGTAACAGTATGATTTTACTACGGTTTCTTTCCGTCGCGATATGCGAGGGCCGACCCGGCTCGCCATAACCGTCCGGAATGGGGTCGC